CCAAGTACTACCACCTGATGAAAACTTTTATGATTAAGTTTCAAGATGTTTTGTTCGAGGATCTTTTGGTACTCTTTGGCATGTGATGATTGATTAATCATTTTATCATTACGCCAAATTTCAAATACGTTTGGTTTAATACCACGTACAATTTTATAATGAGTAGAACCAATACTAAATTCTACTTCAACAATACAAGATTTTTGATTAATAGAATTTACAAGTTGTGGTTTATTAATATTACGATGTGGTTTTCCAAACAAGCCAAATGAAATGGCATCTAACATTGTAGATTTACCAGCTCCATTTTGGCCAACAACTAATGTTGATTTGGTATTATTCAAATCGATTTCTGTAAAAGAATTTCCAGTAGATAAAAAATTCTTCCAACGTACTTTCTTAAATAAAATCATGCTATTTCTAGTGCCTGTGCTTCTGTCATTAGTTCGCGCATTTGGACTTTGATTTTGTCTTTATCCAATTCAGTATCAACGCCATCAATATAGTCATCTACTAATTCTGCAGTGTCATCAACACGCAAACCTTCATCATCTACATTATCACCAACAAATTCACTGAAATTTTCAGAGATTTTTAATTCGTGAATATTCCTATTCTGTATTCTATCAACAAATCGATCAAAAGTAAACCCATCATTTTTATTAATCACAGTGATTTTTACAAACTTTTCATCAAGATAAGATACATCAAAATCTTCATAGTTTTGTTTTTCATCGTCATAATAGATACGTTCGAATAGAGTATAAGGATTATGTATACGTGTTATCTCACGAGTCTCAGTATCAATGATATGAAAATATTTTTTATCACCAGCATCAGACCAGAAAAATTCCATTTGTGATCCTAAATACCAAATATTATCTTGTTTAGAACCTACATGGAAATGACCAGTTAAAACTTGTTCAAATTTACTAAATAGACTTGCATCCATGCCATGTGTATTTTTTACACCTCTCATCATTTCAAAACCATTCAGTTCTAAATGACCTCCAAGCCAATCAGCTTCACAGGTGGCCACAAACTTCATAGATTTGTCATAATTATCTTGACAAATCCAAGGAAGTAAAGCAAGTTTAAGAGATCCATATTCCATTACAGTAGGTTCCATAATAATATGGATTTCATTCATATAATGACCAAGGCATTCTTTTAATGAATTTAAATCATTTGTATTTTTATAAAATGTATCATGATTACCAGGAATAATATCCATTGACATACCACGATTTCTCAACTCATTTAAGAAGTGTTTACGATTATGGTTGAGAGCTTTAAAATTAACAAACTTGCGATGATCATAATAATCGCCCAAGTGAACGATTTGCTTAATATCATGTTTATCACATTCTGGAAAGAAAATATTTTCATAAAAGTCTTGAGCATTTTTTAAAAATATTTCTGATGAATTACGAATTCCAGTATGAGTATCATTTAGTACAGCTATTTTCATTACATAAAATCACTTAAATCCGAGTCTGCTGATTTTGTTTGACGTTTAATCTTTTTCTTTTCTTCTTTGACAAAGTCTTTAACTTCTGCATCAGCCGCTCGAACTTTATCGATACGGTCACGCAACGTATCCACAAATGCTCCAGCCACATGCGCTGCTATATCCTCACCACCAACATCAATAAAGTTTTCAACTCCTGAGCGAGTAAGATACTTAATTTTGATGTCTTGTTGTTTCTTTTCTTTTGCGATTCTTCTTAGAAAGGCATACCATGAGATTTGCGTAAAATAAGCAAAAGCATTTGGTTTACCTGTACGAGTAGCGGCTTCAATGTCATAGTTATTGATAGCTTTCAAACAATTCTCTACAGCATCCATTACCATTTCTTCGCGATAAGTATAACGAATAAAATTTGATTTGTGAGACAAACCTTCAGCGATTCTAAGAAAACACTGAGCAATATAATCTGGTACAAGTGGAATTTTGTCTTGATTGTTTTTAGCTTCATTTACTACTGTTACATAGTCTACCACAGCCTGAGAAAAATCAGCATTATTTACATAGTGTATGCTTTTTCTTTTTGCCATAATATAACTCCATTAATAATAATATTCTATCAAAAAAATAAAGAAATGTACATATAATTTTTTTAGTTTAAAAGGAAAAAATAAAGGGTTTACAAACGGTAAAAACTATGGTAGAATTAACTGTAGTTAGGAGGGAGGAGAGAATACCCCCTTCTAATGTATTGTATTTTTACCTGTAGGAAATTTAATTACATTGTTATCAGAATCTGGACTATGCATACTGTCTAAAAAATTATCGAAATCTTCATCTGTAATACTATCTATGTCCATACCCATTTGTTCGGCGAGTTGATCGAATGAAAAATCTGTTCTATTTTTTTCTTGTTTTAATCCCAAAATACTTCGCGCGTAATGTGATAACATACTATCACTTGGATTTGCTTCACCAATTACTTGATTGGAATTTAAAATATGTAATTCACTTGGATCATCAACAAAAGAAAACCATGGACGAAAAGCATAAAATCTTACGCCTCGTTGAAAATCTTCGACCACCATAATTTTCATACAAGATCTTACAACAAGGCCAGCATCTCCTGTATCAGAAGAAACTACTTCACAAATTACTTCATCGTCATTTACCATTTTAAATTGTTTAATTGTTGGTTCGTTCATAAATCCACCGTATGAGTTTTATATTTAAATTTTTCTTTTTGGTAAATCTTAAGACGCTCTTCACCATGTGAATAAGCAAAATTCTTACCTGTAATATTATCTATAATATCATACAACTTAGTTACTGATCCGTCTTCGCTTTGTCTGAGGCCTCTACCGATCGATTGTAAAACACGTATCTGGGATTTTGACGGACTAGCAAATACGATATTATGCAAATTCCGAATATTAATACCAGTACTAAAGGTACCAAGACTTGCAACAATAATAGCGCCATGTTGTTTCTCCACTATTTTACGAATTGCTTCTCTATCTTCAGTGTGTGTTTGTCCAGATACAAAAAATATTTTTCTGTCTTCGTCTGCCTTATCTTTAATTAAATTGAAGAGTGGTTTTCCATGATTATCCACAAGGTTGTATAAGACGAGAGTATTGCCCACAGAAGCCAAAGCCAAGTTACGAATAAAGCGATTACGTAAATCGTGCTTGACAATCCAATCGATCTCTTCTTGATAAGTCCTTTTACCGAAGTCAGAAGTGTCTTTATATTTAATTTCCAACCTGTCAATGTTGAGGTCTGCAAGGGTTTTTTCGTCTTGGAGGTCTCTTGTGGTAGTGACGCGGTGTATCTTACCAAAAAGTCCCTGAAGGACGAGCTCGTGGGTTTGTGTGCCATCTAATGTTCCTGTTGTACCATATCTGAATCCAGCTTCTGTAGCTTTATTCATAATATTCATCAATGATTTAGATTTAAAACCATGACATTCATCACCAATTACCATTCCAAATTGATCGAACCATGCTTTTGGCAATTTATAAATTGATTGCCATGTAGATATACAAATCGCAGCATCAAATTTTTTGTCCTTACCACTATATATACGATGCATACCTTTAGGTCCCTGACCATATTCAATAAGATCATTATACATTTGTTCAACCAAAGAAGTAGTAGGTACAATAATTAAAACTCTTCCAGCTTTTGGATATGCTACACCATCAGTTAACATTTGTAACCAAAATTTAGCAAGCAAATATATAATTAAAGATTTACCAGAACCAGTAGGAGATACAAGTATATTTCTTTTGTTATGTAGAGCATGACATAAAGCATCGAATTGATAATCTCGTACTTTAAATGGTAAACCTAAACTTTCAATCCACTCCATAATAAGTTTAGGATTAATATGTACTGTATCGATAGGACCACCATATTTAGTGGTTTCACTACCAAGCATATAAGCACGTTGTTTACAAAATTCTTGCAAGTGGAAAAATAAACCAGCAGGCAATTCTCCAGTATTAGAATCAAATAAACGAATCTTACCATCCCACATTCTATTTTTAAATGCTGGCATAAATTTATAACCAGGCACATAGAATGAGA